AGCTGGTACGCTTATACATAGAATCTATCGATCGCGAAATAGAATGGGCATGTTACGGTGACGATGAATCACTGAACAGTTCATTTCTTTGCGCCATGCTTGCCATGCTCAAAGACGATTGCGAAGAAACACGCCAGGCATTTGCTGAAACTACCCGTAAAAATCTGCTTATTTATTACAAAGACAGCCTAACCGATTTACTTGACACCGCATGCGATACCTACCATCACGCCATCATGAACGAGCAGGGTTTATTTGCCCGTTATGATGACGAACATGGGGATATTGTATGGAAAAGTTAATTAGTGAAGACAGGTATAGCCACTACGAATATGAAATATGGGCATATCCTGATGATGATTATCCAGACACGCTGTATTACTACTACAAGATTTTGGATAAAGGTGGTGATCATCACTTTTGGATGGGAACACCTGTGATTCGTGAGGCTGATGAATATTTTGATACAGCGCAAGAAGCACGATTTGCAGCAATAGGACATATTGATTTACTAGAAAGCGGAGAAGGCTAATGATTAAAAAACTTAAATGCTTAATAAGCGGTCATAAATTCCTGATGAACTACCACCCAAAGTATCGGTGCTATCACCAATCAGAGAATGATATTTGTAAATGCTGCAAGAAGAAACGACACGCTTAAACACTGCATGCATCTTGGAAACAGGGTGCATATGGGGTTTAACCGTAAGACCTTAAGTGGTCATAATTTATAATACAAGAGGTGTAAAATGGCGTTAAAAGCAAAAAAACCAGCGATGATTGAATCACGATTAAAGGCATTATTCTATGGTAATGCTGGTGTCGGCAAAACGATGGCTGCGATTCAATTCCCTAAACCGTATATCATTGACACGGAAGGCTCAACCAACAAACCGCAATACGTGCGTGCCATCGAAAAGGTTGACGGTGCTGTACTCATGACCGTTGACTTTGATGAAATGGTCAATGAGGTCAGGGAGCTTTTAACGACCAAACATGAGTACAAAACACTCGTCATAGACTCTTTGACCCTACTTTATAACGACCTGCTCGAAAAAGCCGAACGGAAAGTAGGAACCGATTTTGGTCGCCATTACGGCGAAGCAAACAAGCGGATGAAGCAGCTACTTAACTTACTATTCCGATTGGATATGAATGTCATTATTACTTCGCATAGCAAAAACGAGTACGGCCAAAACTTGGCCATTTTAGGTCAAACTTTTGACTGCTACAAGAAATTAGATTATTTGTTCGACTTAGTGTTTGAAATTCAAAAGCGCGGGAAAGATCGTGTTGGGTTGGTTAAGAAGTCGCGCATTGAATCATTCCCAGATGGTGAAAGCTTCCCGTTCTCATACGAAGAAATAGCCAATCGCTATGGCCGTGCTGTTCTTGAGCGTGATGCAGTAGCGCAGGAATTGGCAAGTGATGAAGAAGTGAAAGAGATTAATAGGCTAATTGAATTGTTAAAGGTTCCAGAAGAAACCTACACAAAATGGCTTGAAAAAGGTAGTTCCGAGCGTTGGGAAGATATGCCCAAAGATGCAATTAACAAGTGCATTAATCATTTACAATCTAAAATCAAAGGAGAATAAGGATGTTTCAGTACGAAGTAATGAGCGAGCAGGATGCAATGAACGAACGCTTCCAATTGGTAAAAGAAGGCATCTATGACGCGGTTATTACTGCGTCACAAGATACCGTTTCTGCTAATAGTGGTAATCCAATGATGGATATGACCGTTACTGTCTACGATGAAAATGGAAAAGCACGCGACATTAGAGACTTTTTAGTGTTTACCAAAGCCATGATGTGGAAGGTGGTTCACTTTGCAGATTCAGCAGGTATTGTAAAAGAATACGAAGAGGGCAAGTTATGTTCAGAAGTAGCCATTGGCAAGCGTGTTCAGGTTAAAATTACTGTTGAAGAGGGTAGCGAAATTCCTCAAGATAAGTTAAAAGGCAAGCCAATGGGAAGTAAATATCCCGACAAAAACAAAGTTGAGGACTATATCAAGAAATCCGATCAAGGTGCAACATCCGCCAAAAGCGAGAATCCAGCACCGTTTGAAGATGATGATATAGCCTTTTAATTCAATTTGATGCGCTGTCATTGTCAATTTTGTGACGGCGCATTGTCAACTTTAAGGATGAATTATGTATTGTAATCAGTGTGGAACAAGTGGCTGTATACATGCTCAAATGGGTATGGCAGGAATGAGCGGTCTTGCTGCTCAAATGCAATCGCAAGCAGCTTATTACGATGCAATTAGGGGAATTTCTGGTGTTCAAAATAGAGTTATTGAAAAAGAACAAGAGCAGAAAAAAAAGAATAACAAAAAACTTTTACTCTTAAGGAAATAACATGGCATTACTAAAATACAAAGACGTACTTATCCTTTGCAAAGACAAAATTAAAGAAGCAATGGCTCCATTACGCGCCCGTGAAATGCGTAAAAAAGCAGAGCTTGAAGTATGCAAGATTGAATCGGATATTGCCGAAAAAGAACAAAAAATACAAGAATTGGCAAGCGAATATCCTATTGATTTCCACAAGATGATTGATGCTATTGATGAACTGGATTTGATTAAAAGACGCAAAGAACAGTTTGATGAAATAATCAAAGAGATGTTTGGCGATGAAGAATAAATCAAGAATAAATCAAGGATAAATGGAGAATAGGATGAAATTTTGTGAGGCCGTGCAGTCTCTAAAAGCGGGTAAAAAAATTACCCGTAGTTCATGGAAGGGAAGTATCCAGTTTTTAATGATTGGCGATCAAATTAAATCATTTCAACCCAGAATAACGGATTTTATTTATAACGAAATGATTATGGTGTCCACTGGATGGCTTGTTGAAGGCGATGAAAAACTCCATGATTTTTGTGATATTGTGCCTTTGCTAATACAAGGAAAAAAAGCAAAACTTGCTGAATGGGATGAAGAATATATTTACTTGGATAAAGACACTAGGAACATTGTGTTTTATTCAATGGAAACATTCCCTTTTATTCCGTCATTTGAAGCATTTGTTGCCGAAGATTGGGTGGAGTTATGAACGATAAAGATATCAAGGAGCTAATAGATAGAGGCGATCGCACGGCTTTCTTATTGGGAAAGGTTACAGGCGGTATATCTTGTGTGTTGCAAGCATTTAATCATGATGTAGTTTCAGCCGAAGAGCAATTGCATAAAGTTTTTAGAGACTTAATTAAGTCTATTGATGCAATTTATTACAATCATAAGGACAAAAATGACGAGTAATTATTTAAAACAAATCACGGAAATTTATGTGTTTGCGTCTGTAGATGAAGGCGGTGAAGGGGTCGTTGGCATGACGTTGCCAGTCAATGGCCGTGAAACCTTTATGCCGTTTGTGTGTGCAGATAAAGAACGCATGGAACAGTTAAAACCTATTGCCAAAAAAATTGCTCAAGAATCTGGAAAGACTATAAAACTGATAAAGTTTAAGCATAGAAAGGAATTAGAGACATTATGACTAAGGATAGCCATGCACATATTAAACCGAATTATTTGTTTTTTAGTAGGGCATAATTTAAAAGTAGATCGGTATTTGTGGGGTTTCCATTGTGATGGGAAACCTATCTACAAAGAAAATACCGTTGGATGTAAACGTTGCAGGAAACTTTATGATTCCATTCAAAGATAAAACCTATTGCGCATCGCCTAATTGCAATAACGAATGTGGGCGAAAGCTAACCGATGAAGAAGCAGCACAGTTTGACTCCCTTAATAAAGATGGTAAATGGGCTATCTATTATGGGTATTTTTGTGATGAACCTAAACCAGAAGGAATTGAACATGATTGAATGCATTGAATGCAATAACTATGCCAACATGATTTACGAAAGAGGTGAGATACCACAAGAAGAAATCACAAAGGTAGCAATTGATAGGCATATCCTGAAAGGTTGTGATTCGATGCCAAAAACAATAAGCACAGGAAGTTTATTGTTTCATTGTGCGGATGAAGGAGCCATAGAAGGCATCCTTCATAAAATAAGAGAGCAAATGATGGATTATTGTAGCGAAGGTCAAGAGTCTTTTTTGTATAGAATCGACTGGAAAATAATTCACGGTAAAAGATTTGAGGGTTAATAATGAGCATCACGGAAGAAGCACAAAAACTTGTAAATGGTGATCGCCAAAAAGACTACGGCGACATGCAAGAATCATTTAATCGCATTGCTGGCCTCTGGTCAGCATATCTTGGCGTTGGTGTTAATGCGCTGGATGTTGCCAAAATGATGATATTGCTTAAAGTGTCGCGAGCAAAGAACCGTAACCATAGAGATTCATATATAGATATCGTGGGGTACGTGGAATGTGCCGATCAATTAATGGGTAAAGTAACTTTAGCAGGAAATGAATGAAAAACAATTCAGTAGTTATTATGTGTCCACCCTTGGCAGATTATCCAGAAGCCCCAAAAGACCAATCTGCCAGTGAATTGTTTGATTGCCCCAAGTGCAAACAAAAGATGTGGCTATCCGAAAAGAAGAAAGGTGCGCTGTTGTTTTCTGCGTGTATTAATAAAGATATTGTGCTTGCCTGTTATCACTGCATTACCAAAATGGTTAAAGAAAACCCTAGTATTGTTATGCAATCAAAGAAGGTGGATTTATGAAAGACCCTCAACAATTCAAAATCAATAAACCAATACCACACGGAACCCCTTACCTAATAAAACACCCAAGAACCAATGCCAAACTCATGGTTGTTGCAAGTATGGATGAAGGATGGGGTCATGTAAGCGTGTCACTTGAAAAGCGTACTCCAATATGGGATGAAATGTGCTTTATTAAAAACTTGTTCTTTGATGAAAAAGATTTGTGTATTCAGATTCACCCGAAGAAATCCCAATATGTAAACATGCATAATCATTGCTTGCATATTTGGCAACCGCCGAAAGAAATATCGAAATTACTAGAATCTTACTAGCCTGTAATTAAGGTACACCTTTTTGACCAATTCGTTGACGTCAGCAAAATGGTATGTAATTAATTATTTTATATACCTTTGTATACAATGTATAAAAAGCTATGTATAATAACTAATGACAATCGCGGTGTGGACAGTGACACACTCGGTAGTACTATGGCTTAGAATGGGCGGGGCTGAATCATGATAGAACTAACCCTTGTTTGACAAAGGTTAAGCGTGCCAGGTAACACAGTACTCTAAGGCTGCCCAAAGCAGGTGCAATTCCTGCCGATTGTCATCCATTACTAATCAAGTA